GAAGAACTTGAACTTTGTGACCCACTGACCTGGTTGGCACTAGTGGCGGGAATGCGTGGGATCGGGTGGGAAACCGTGGGAAAACCCGACTGGTGCGGACATCACGCGCAAACGCAAGTTTTTTAACAGCAAAAAAGTGGTGCCAAGGGGTGTCAGACAAAAAAGGCGGTTTTGGTGCAATCTTACGCTTTCGTTGGCACCACTTTTAAGGCCGGAAAATCTACCAAACTCGTTGGTATAAAAGGGCTTTAAGCGTATTTTAAACATGTTTTTATGCACCAGTCGGTGTCCCAGATCTAGGACAAATGTCCTAAAACCAATAAATGACTGGGACAACTTTAATATATTTTTTATTTTCAAATAGTTATGTGTTATTTTAACTCGAAACGACTGGTGCACGACTGGGAACCACTGGGACAAAAAAATATTTTAAAAAATTTTCCAAAATATCTGGTTTGCTTTTTTAATACAGAGAGACTAAAAGTTAAATCTTTACTTATATTCCTTTTTCAAACAAAGATATACTTTCAACATGATATCTGATGACAGAGGTTTCACCCAGGGCGTTCACTTCCACCTCTTTTTTAGCACTCACATACACAGTCGATGCCTTGAAAGCGTCGATGCAATCTTCCAAAATTTCAGGCAAAGCAACAAAGGGCTTAACCATAGATGTTCCACCGGCGTGGATATCTAAAGTTCCGGCCAAAGACCTCTTATTGAATCTGACAATGCTGCACTTAAGGACAACGAGCTCTTTTTCAATAAAGCCGTCAGACAATGCCTGGTAATCTTGATGGTTCTGCCGATTAAACAACAATCTGCTACCAGACTTATTTGAAATGGAAAGTTCATCAATCAAGCCGCTATCAACCATGTCGTGATAGCCTGAAAGTTTTTTATAAATGTTTGAAGCCGCCAATATAATGTTGCCATTTACGACAACAGCATTGCCGTTATCTGTCACATTAACAAGAGGACCATCAACCTTTGAGTCCTGAACGTTTACACCCATAGGCACCCCATTTTCTTTATAATATCGAGTCATAATACCGATTAAATCATAAGCAGATTTGTAAAGCAACCACGCCTGGTCAAAAATTTTGGGCGCCAAGGGTGCGACCGCAGCGGCGACTTCTGTGAAGATTGATATATCGACAGAGCCAGGAGAAACGGATTTAATCTGAATATCTGCCTGGACTTGCGTTGGCATAAGTTCGACATCTTCGCAAGACAACCTTAAACATTGATTATATGCAGATTCGTGGTTTTGTAATAGAGACACAAAGCTGTTTAGGTTCCATGATTCTTTAAAATGTTTCCCGCGTGCTAAAATTTTGATATCAGAATTATTGCCTTCCACCATGGCAGCCCCCTTATATATAGTTGCGGTTTCAATGAAATTGCCGGCTGAAAAATGAAAAGTTTAAAAGGGCGGACCGGGCATCCCAGCCGCCGATGATGTAGGACTGGCTGAAGGGGTCCACGCGGATCAGGATGGTGGGGTCGCAGTAGTGGTGATGGATCTGGACCCTGGCGGCGGACGGCCGCCCTGGTCGCGCTGAGATTAAAGCCTTTTTAAACACCTTGTAATCCTCATATGATGCCAGGCAATCGGACACCACCTGGCATAGTTGCATCGGGAGGTTTTCCCCTCCCAGTATTCTGCATTGGCGGTCAATAATGGCGTATCCATCCGGCGGGCGCCTGGGGAAGCGTGTGTCAGGTGGAGGTGCCGTTTTGTAAATTGTCTTGATCGCCTTCGTCTGAAGTTTTTTTTGAATCATTGGCGTATTTGATTCGTTGGATGGTTTTGTAAATAGTTAGAATCTCTTTATATATCTCCTGGTATCCTTCTGGGTCGTTTTTTTCTATTTCAATCAAATAGCGGTTAATTTTTTTTGCCTTATCAGGGTCCAGAAACTCACGCACCATATCCTGATGCTCAATGACAACCTGGGTTATTTTGTTGTATTTTTTTTGCCTTTTAGTGCCTTTCGATGGCGTGTCATTATCAGAATCTTTTTCTGACCCACCAGATCCATCCTTATATATAGGACCTGACCCGTCCACCAACCAATTTAAATTCACTTTAAATGGTTCCAGCGCCTTCAGATAATGTGAAAAAGGAATGGAACCGGATTTCTTTCTGTTTGAGAACGCACTGGGCTTCATACCTATGATTTCAGCCACCTCAGCATCGTTTTCAACCCCGAGTATGAACTTCATTCTTTCTAAAGTTTTTGAAAAATTATTCATTTTTTTTAAATTAATGCTTGACGAATCCACTTTTTTTAAAGTAAAACCACTATAGATCAACAGATTGATTTAGCTTAAACAGAAAAAAGGTTTTTTGCAATGACAAAGTTTCAACCATCTCAAGCCCCTGTAGCCCGCCAGCTTAACCTTCCTTTGTCAAATTTTTCCACTTTTGAAGAGCCTGCGGGTAAATACAGCCGGAAGGCAGCGGTGCAAGAAGCCCTCAAACGCACGCTGCGCAACTGTCACCTTTCCCGTGATGAGATCGCGGAAGAAATGACACGGCTTACCAGCGAGAAAATCACTGTCAGCCACATATCAAATTGGACCGCTGAATCAAAGAATGGATGGCGCATGCCGCTTGAGTATGCCGCCGCCTTTTTCGTGATCACCGGAGATCCTGGCGTAATCAAGGCCGCTTTGGCTGGGTCAGGAATCGGGGTTCTGGATGACAAAGACTATGCACTGCTTGAACTTGGCAAGATCGTGGCTGAGGAACGTAAGCGAAGCAAACGGAAACGCGCAGTCATGGAGACTCTTGGAATATGAAAAGCGATATTAAAGTTAAAATCTGGTTTCTGGAAAACGGCATTTCCGCAAAAGATGTGGCTGAAAAATATGGCTGTAAGACCAGCATGATATCACACTTTGTCAAAGGCAATGTGACATCCGCCGGGTTGGTGGATCATTTTATCAGCCTGGGGTGCCCGCCTGAATGGTTCAAGGAAGGACGGGTCATTCAGGAGGCTACAGAATAATGGCCTCCGCCGTTGAGCAAGCCTGCACAGCCGCCAAGATTGCCGAAGTGACTGGCGATTATAAGCGCCATATAGCAAGGCGGGCCGCGCGGGAGTCGTGGCCGTATGTGGTCGGGGCGAGGCAGAGCAAGCTTTTTTTGGTGGAGCGGTTGCCGGGGGATGTGAAGGATATGATGATTGCGCACATGATCGAGCAGGCAGCGGATATGGTGCCGGTGGCTGAAGGAAAAGGGATCGAGCGGGTGAATAGCCGCAAGGCGCGGATCATCCCGTTTAATAATATAGTTTTGGCCGGGTCCAGGGTTCCGGCGGTTGCTGCCGGATCTGATGCGGCGGCGGGGAATGCCGGTGGTGATCATGGGCAGCTGCCTGCACCTGGTGGCGGGACAGATGTCCAGGCTACCCTGGGTAGCGAATCGATTCCGGCCACGCTGGATGGCGAAACCCTGCCGGTGCCGGGTCATCTGGCCGGATGGCAGCGGGATGTGATGGATGCCAGGTGTGTGCTGTTGAATGCCCTCGACGATTACACCGAGGCAGCCGGCAGCCTGAGTAAGGCGATCCGGCGGATGGTGAAGCAGTCACAGACCGATACCCTGCCGTCACATCTGGCAGAGTATGTGCCCGTGGCCAAGATGAGGTCCGGTCAGGCCGATGGTGATATGGTATTGTCCAGGCGGACCCTGTTCCGGTGGCGGGAACTGCGCCAGATCGGCGTGACCGCACTGGCACCCAAGGCCAGGGCAAAATATGAGATCCCGGCCTGGGCACCCTACTTTCTGAAATGCTACCGCCGGCCCCAGAAACCGTCTGTGCCGGAAGCCTTAGAAGATATGGCACAGATCGTTCCCGCCGGCATGGCCCTGCCGTCAGAGTCCCAGTGTTACCGGTTCCTGAAAAAGGTTTCCCGGGTGGATCGGGAGCGGGGACGGCGCACCGGCAATGAGCTGCTTTCAGTGATGCCCATGCGCCGGCGCTCCACCGAAGATCTGAATCCGATGGATGTAGTGACCTGCGACGGGCACACCTTCAAAGCCCGTGTGGCCCATCCTGCCCATGGGCGGCCGTTTGCCCCGGAAGTCTGCGCGGTCATGGACGCGGCTACCCGCCGGATCATCGGTTGGTCCTGCGGCCTGGCAGAATCTGCCGAGACGGTGGCGGATGCCCTTCGGCATGCCATCCAGCAGACCGGCATCCCCTTGATTTTCTACACCGATCCCGGCTCAGGCAACACGGCACACGTCAACTCCCATCCGGCATTCGGCCGGTACGCCCGCATGGGCATCACTTTCAAAACCGGTTTGCCCGGCCGCACCCAGGCCCGGGGCATGGTGGAGCGTCTTCAGCAATCCTGCTGGATCCGGGCTGCCAAGAAGCTTCCTACTTACAAAGGCAACGGCATGGACGGCGTCACCCTTCACAAGGCCACCCGGCTCCTGGACAAAGACATCCGCCAGACCGGGCAGTCAGACAAGCTCATGCCCTGGGAAGATTTTGTCAGGTTCTGCGGGGAATATGCCGTGGCATCTTACAACAGCCGGCCCCACACATCTTTGCCCAAAGTCACGGACCCGGAGACTGGCCGCCGCCGGCACATGACCCCGGATGAAATGTGGCAATCATTCACAGACGCCGGATGGCAGCCGGAAAAAGTCACAGAACATGAGATCGCAGACATGTTCAGGCCCCGGAAACCCAAACCCGTCACTACTCGCCGAGGCGAGGTGAATCTGTTCGGCAACATCTATTTTGATCCGGAGCTCAAGCACTATACGGGCGAGAAGGTGATTGTGGAATACGAACCCCAGGACGGCGGGTTCGTGTATGTGCGAGACCTGGACGAACACCTGATCTGCCGGGCCAAATTCAACAGGAACAAAGACAGCTATTTCCCGAAATCCGCCATTGAAGAGGCGGCCGACCGCAGGGCCAAGGCCCGCGCCAAGCTCAAAGAGCAGCAGCTTGAAGAGATCGAGCTGGAGCGCCGGGGCAGCGTGACCATTGACGTGGATGCCTCTCCGGATGTGATCGAAGCTAGGCGACTGGCCCTGGAAATGTGCCGGGAAGATGAGGCCGCCTGCCGGACGGATGCTCAGGATGTGGGTAAAATGACCAATCAGGTGACACAGCAGACGACATATCAGGTGATGGCATCCACACCGGAGCCGGCACCAGAACCAGAGACGACCCCGGCCCCTGCGCCCGTATCCATCCCCACGGATGACTTAGGCAAATGGCATCTATGGAAAAAACTCGATCAGGCCCGGCAGTCCGGCGATGGCTTCCCGGAAGGATTTACCCGATTTTATGAATCATTTCAGAAAACCCACACCTGGGCCGCATTCTACGAAGTGGAGCAGGACCTGGGCGGGTATGATCTGGATTTGAGAGCAGCAAAATGAAACCGGCCGGAAACGGTCCGGCCGGCTTCATTGCACGAATGATGGTAGCAACTGGAATTAACAACCATATTCAGGAGGTATGATGACACAAGAGCTCGCTAATTTCAACGACTTTTCAACCGATTCATCAAACGGAAACGGATTTCACACAGTCGCTCCGCTTACCAACATCGGATTATGTGCCGGTGCACTGCGCCGGGCATCCAACCGGGCGGACCATCTGCCTGGCATGGTCGTGTTCTACGGCCCGTCCGGGTGGGGCAAGTCTACAGCTGCCGCCTATGCCGCCAACCGGCAGCGGGCCTATTATGTGGAATGCAAATCCACCTGGACCAAGAAAGCCACCCTGGCCGCCATCCTCATGGAGATCGGGATCCCGGCGCCAAAAACCATCTATGAAATGACCGACGTGATTTCCGAGCAGCTGGCCAAGTCCGGCCGGCCGTTGATCATTGATGAAATGGACCATCTGGCGGACAAATCAGCGGTCGAGATCGTCCGGGACCTGTACGAGGGTTCCGGGGCCGCCATCCTGCTGATCGGCGAGGAGCGTCTGCCCAAAAAACTGGAAAAGTGGGAGCGGTTCCATGGTCGGATCCTGGATTTTGTCCCGGCCCAGCCCAGCACCCTGGACGATGCCCGGCACCTGTCCCGGATGTACTGCCACGGGGTGACCATTGCCGATGATCTCCTGGCCAAGATCCACAAGCTGTCCCATGGATCGGCCCGCCGGATCTGCGTGAACCTGGAGCGGGTGTACCAGGAAGCCTCCGGATCCGGCATGGAATCCATTGACCTGGCCGCCTGGGGATCCCGGGAACTGTTCACCGGGTTTGCCCCGGCAAGGAGGGTGTGATGACGCGACCTGTCCACAAACAAACAGGAAAATACGGCCGGGCCGGGCTATGGGCTGCCATGCGGGAGATGAAAACATTTACTGTCCGGGATCTGTACCAGCACACAGGCACTGGCGAGCGCACGGCCTGGGAATATGTCAAATCCCTGACCAAAGCCGGATATCTGGCCCTGAGAGCGGCCCAGCAGACCAACACCGGCCAGAGCATGCACATTTATGAGCTGGTGAAAGATATCGGCATCGAGGCCCCCCGGGTCCGGCGGGACGGCACGGAAGTCACCCAGGGCCGGGTCAATGAACAGATGTGGCGGACCATGCGGATTTTGGGTGACTTTTCCACGGAAGAACTGGCCGTGACCGCCTCCACTGAAGAGCACCCGGTGAAAACCGACACAGCCCGGCGCTACATCACCCACCTGACCAAAGCCGGATACATCCGGATCACCCGGAAAGGCAAGGGTGGCGGCAAGAAAACCCCGAGGCTGGCGGCCCGGTACAAGTTCATCCCGGCCATGTACACCGGCCCGAAGCCGCCCCGGGTCCAGCGGGTCCGGCAGATCTATGATCCGAATACCAAAGAGGTTGTGTGGCGGTCCGGGAAAGGCAAGGTGACATCATGACAGCACAAGCCATCGAACAGATCCGACTGGCCATCCTTCACAAGGCTGTGGCTGAAACCAGCCAGGCGGAAGTGGCCCGCCGGATCCAGCGCAGCACCGCCGCCGTGAACCAGGTGATCAAGGGTTCCTATGCCGGGGATCCGGCAGCGATCCTGGAGCGGGTGGCCGCGGAATTCGGTGATGAGACCGTGCAGTGCCCGGCCATGGGCGAGGTGCCTTTGTCTGTGTGTCTGGAAGCCAGAACAAGGCCGTTTGCGGCCGTCAACCCCATGCGCGTGCGGCTGTATAAAGCATGCCGGCAATGTGAAAGGAATCAGAAATGATGCAGATCAGCAATGAAAAATTAAACGCCCTGGGGGACCGGTTTGTCCTGCAAAACATCCGGGCCGCCCTGGGCATCACGTTTGAACAATACCTGATTGACCCGGCCGGATTTGACCGCCAGGCGGCACAGCTTCGCCTGAAACTGGATGCCGCCGGGAACATCGAGATCATCGGGGATTCGCTCCGGCGCAGTGGCCGGATCTACAGAGAATTACCGCCTGTCCCTGCCGGCTGCGGCCTGGCTTTGGCGGACGGGCAAACGGAATTTAAACCTGTTTTAAAGGGGGCTTTATCATGACAAATGCAGCAGTGGCAGAACGAGTGTCCGACAGCAGCCGGACCGTTGGCGCCAAACAGTACATGGAAGATGGCCAGGGCCGCCTGGTGCCCATGGACAAAGTCAAGGAAGTGGATCTTCTCAGAGACGGCCTGGTCAAAGACCTGGTGGCCCGGGCCCGGGAGATCCAGGAGATCATGGCCGGGTTCAAATCCGCCGCCATGGAGGAGGTGGACGCATTCACCAGCCTTTCCGCCAAAGAATATGACGTGGAATGGGGCGGGAAAAAAGGCAACATGAGCCTGTTTTCCTATGACATGCGGTACAAGGTCCAGATCCAGATGGGCGAATACCAGGCGTTTGACGAGCGGCTGCACGTGGCCAAAGGCCTGATTGACGAATGCCTGGTGGCCTGGGCAGAGGGCGGCCGCTCCGAGATCCGGCTGATCATCAACGATGCGTTCAACGTGGACAAAGAGGGCCGGGTCAACATCCGCCGGATCCAGGAATTGCGCAAGCACAAGATCGATGATCCCAAATGGATCAAGGCCATGGAAATGATCGCGGACTCACTGCATGTGGTGAACCGCAAGGCATATATCCGCATGTATGAGCGCACCCAGCACGGCGGATGGAAGAATATCTGCCTGGACTTTGCGGCATTATAAGGAGGTGGCACACATGGTAAATACGCCGATCGATTTAATCACCGCCGGCCTGTTCTTCGGGTTCATCGTCGGATTTATTTCCGGCGGGGTAATTTTTACGCTGATATAGCAAAGGAAGGGGCTCATGGAAAACAACAAGCAACAACAAACAGATGTGACAGATGAAGAGCTGCGCGACCTCATGAAATCCGCTGTGGATCTCAAGGCAGCCCTGGCGGACCTGGACAAAGTCCTGGAACCGCTGTCATTCAATACGCAGCTGAAACCGGCCTGGCAGGCGGCTAAAAAAACCATCAAGGATTTCACGGCCAAAACCCTGACCATGGCCATGAAAGAAAGGAGCCGGCTGTCATGACACGGAGCAACCTGTCCGGCATCCCCAGACACATGGCGCTGTGTAACACGTCGGTGGCGGATCTGAAGTCATCCCTGTACCACGAGAACGATTTTGACACCCTGCGTGAGGCGGTTCAATACGAGCTGGCCCACGGCAACCGCAAGACCGTGATCAAGCTGCTGGACGCGAAAATCAAACAGCTGGAGGCACAACTGAAATGATACTCAAAGCCCTGCCAACAATCATCATGCTGGAATCCTTTGCCGCTGCCGGTATTTACGCCTGCACGCGGCAATGGGGGCCGGCGGTTTACTGGTTTGCGGCAGGGCTGCTTAATCTTTCCGTGATCTATTTGATACCGGGATAAGTGTTAAGTGTTAAGTGTTCAGTTTTAAGTGGGCGGCATTCTTCTTAAAACTGAACACTTAAAACTTAAAACTGAAGAAAAAAAGGAGGTTCCCATGGCAGCAGCAGCAACCGCAACCGCAGCAAAGAAAAAACCATCCATGGCAGAGACGGCCCGCCGGGCCGATCTTGCCAAGATCCACATTGCAAAAAAAGCCCTGGGTATGGATGATCCGGATTATCGGGCCGTGATCCTGGGGATTGCCGGCAAAGAATCCGCGGCCCAGCTGACCCGGCCCGAGCGCAAAGCCGTGCTGGCGTACATGGAGAATTTAGGGTTTGTGCCCAAGCAGAAGAAAAAGCCGGGCCGCAAAAAACCGGCCGGCCGTCCTTCCACCCTCCGGACCCCGGGCACCCGCCACCGCACCAGCCGGGAAAATCAGCTTTACAAGATCGAAGCCCTGCTGACTGTGGGCAACCGGCCCTGGTCATATGCCGATGCTCTGGCCAAACGGATCTGCAAGGTGGACAAAATAATCTGGGTGCCCGGTGATCAGCTTCACAAAGTCATCGCGGCCCTGAGATACCAGGCCCGGCGCGAAGGCTGGGACCTGTCCGGAGAGATCAAGTGACGTCCCGGTCCCCGTGTATCGGGTGCCACCGGGAGCACATGAGCAAGGACACGGACGAGTGCAAATGGTGCGACGCCCGGGCCGCGTATGTCATGGGCGTGGACGCACACAAATTCACGGACCGCCCGGCCCGTGGATCAATCATCAGATATCCAGGAGATATGGACATGGCAAACACCTCTGAAGCAAGCAACATTGAGGACAAAGAAACAGAAGTTGAAGAATTTAAAAAAACCTGCACCGGACCCTGCGGGGAAACCCTTCCTCTGTCCAAATTCGGTCGGGCTAAATCCGGCAAGTATGGCAGAAAAGCCATATGTAAAAGCTGTGAAGCAGAAAAGGCCAAGAAAAAATATTGGGAGAAAAAGGCAAAAGCAGCCGGGGCCAAAGATCCGGACCCCGAGCCCCAGCCGCCCAAACCCAAAACCACACCCTTTATTATCCCGAAGCCATTCGATAAAGACCTGGGCTATTCCGCCACCGACAACCACCCGCCGGCACCGGCCCAAGCCGTTGAACCCGTCAAAGACCCGGTCAAACCGGCTGAAACCAGGTTCAATCCCCGGTTTAAAATGCGGCCCCGGCCGGGCATCGATGTGCCGGATGATCCGGATGTGCTGGTGCTGGATTTTTCCCGGCACCCGGATCTGCTGGAATGGCTTAAAATCACGGCAAAAGAGGACTTCCGGACCCCTGAAGCCCAGGCCATGTGGATGCTTTCCATGGACAGGAAAGACCCGGTGTTCTCAAACGAAACCATCACCCCCTGGGCCAAGGAAGAACAGGAGAAACAGGAGGCGTAATCATGACCACTCCGGCCCATGATCGGCTGAACAACATGCTTGCGGTGGCAGGCATCCCCGTAAAATCCAGCTACAACGCCGGCGAGGTGTGCCGGATCCTGGGGATCTCCTCCACCACGTTCTGGCGCAAGACCGAAAAGTTCGAGCTGTGCCCCAGGACCGGAATGCCCATGCATCCGGACGCGCTGGACAGCTATATCCTGGGGACCAACAAGCGGGTGAGTTACGACGAACTATCCGATTATCTGGCACGGAACCGCACCTGGCACCGGCGCAATGCCATCGATGACACCCAGCCGGCATTGCCGGGATTTGAATGAATAGTGTTAAGTGTTCAGTTTTAAGTTTTAAGCCGGAACCACCCTGCTTAACACTGAATACTTAAAACTTAAAACTTTTTTTAAGGAAGTTTAAATGAACATTGAAGGATTGGAAAAACTGGTCATCCGATGGGCAAACGCCCGGAACATCTACGCCCAGTCCACGGACGTGACCCGGCTGGAAAAGCTGAAAAAAGAGGTCCGGGAGCTGGAAGAGGCGGTCATGAAGGGTGATGAAGGGGATATATGCCTGGAGGCCGGAGACGTGGGCGCGGCCCTGATCAACCTGCTCCACCCCCTGGGCCTGGACCTGGGCACCTGCCTGAACGCGGCATACAACAAGATCAAGCTGCGCAAGGGCCGCATGGTCAACGGGATGTTTGTCAAAGAGGCGGATCTGAAATGAAAAAGAAACTGCTTTCCATCACCCGAAAGGATTTTGACATCCAGACGTTCAGGTCCGGCGGCAAGGGCGGCCAGCACCAGAACACCACGGATTCCGGGGTCCGGATCATTCACCGGGACTCCGGGGCCGTGGGGGAAAGCCGGAACCACAAAAGCCAGCACCAGAACAAGAAAGAAGCCCTGGCCCGGCTGACCGCCTCATCAAAGTTCCGGATCTG